TAGGAAACTTGTGAATAAATGGCACAACCAGCAAGTAGAACAGATTTAATAAACTATTGTAAGAGACAGTTAGGTGCTCCTGTTTTGGAGATTAACGTAGCTGACGAGCAAGTGGAAGATCTGGTTGATGATGCTCTTCAATATTTTCATGAAAGACACTTTGATGGTGTTTCTCAAGTATTTTTAAAATATCAAATAACTCAAAACGATATCGATAGAGGTAGAGCACCAGCAGGAACTGCATCGGCAGGTATTGTAACCACAACTGCATCTGCAACTATCGATGGATCGTCCACAACATTTTCATATAAAGAAAATAGTAATTTTTTACAAATACCATCTTCGGTAATAGGTGTTAATAAGATATTTCATTTTGATGGTAGCAACACTACAACTAACAATATGTTTAGTGTGAAATATCAGTTATTTTTAAATGATATTTACTATTGGGGATCAACAGAAATCTTGACCTATGCAATGACAAAAAGATATCTGGAAGATATTGATTTTCTTTTGACCACACAGAAACAAATAAGATTTAATCAAAGACAAGACAGGTTATATTTGGATATTGACTGGGGAAGTGTTAGTGTTGGCGATTATGTCATAATTGATTGTTATAGACTTTTAGATCCAAACGATTATTCAAGAGTTTGGAATGACTCTTTCCTTAAAAAATATTTGACAATTTTATTGAAGAAACAATGGGGACAAAATTTAATCAAATTCCAAGGAGTTAAACTTCCTGGTGGAGTTGAACTTAATGGTAGACAAATTTATGATGACGCCCAAAAGGAATTAGATGATTTGATGGAAAAAATGTCAAATACTTATGAACTTCCACCTTTTGATATGATTGGATAAGAAATATGTTAAATCCATTTTTTCAACAAGGTTCTTCTGGAGAACAAAATCTTGTTCAGGACCTGATCAATGAGCAATTAAGAATATATGGAATTGAGGTCTATTATATACCAAGAAAGTATTTAACTGAAAGAACGATTCTAAAGGAAGTTATTCAATCAAAATTTGATGATGCTTATCCAATTGAGGCATATGTGGATACGTATGAAGGATATGGAGATAATCCAACTCTTTTATCAAAATTTGGAATTCAGCAAACAAATGAAATATCAATAGTCATTTCTCAAGAAAGATTTGAAACTTATATTTCACCTCTACTGAAGAATGAATTAAATGCAAAATTAACATCAAGACCAAAAGAAGGTGATTTAATTTATTTTCCATTAGGAGATCGTTTATTTGAAATCAAATACGTAGAACACGAAAAACCATTCTATCAGTTACAGAAGAATTATACTTATACACTACAGTGTGAACTCTTCCGTTATGGTGATGAGGTAATTGATACTGGTGTTGACGAAATTGATAATGAACTGGTTGGAGACGAATTAACAGGTCTTGAACGTGATGCAACTGGAGGCACTCTTACCAGTTTGGGATCGATTCAGTCTTTGACTTTGGTTGGAGTAGGAAACACTGCAGAAGCAATAACAACTTTTGTAGAGTTTGGTTCTATAAGATCCGTATCAGTAACAAATAGAGGTGGTGGATACACATCTGTCCCATCGGTTGGAATATCCTCTGCTCCATCTGGCGGAGAAAATGCCGTTGGAATTGCTTCAATGATATACAATATTGTTGTTTGCACAGAGAATATTAACAAAAAATCAGGATCTGTACAGGCAGTAAATCTATCAAATCCAGGGGCAGGATATACAGAAACTCCTCTTGTTAGATTTATTGGTGGATATGGAAGTGGAGCAGCAGCAACAGCTATTGATGGATACAGAACTGTTGGAGTTGTCACTGTTAATTCAGGAGGATCTGGATTCTCAACAGCACCTGTTGTCACTTTCTCGACTCCAATTCATGTTGGTGCTGCTGCAACAGCAATTTTAGATTCCCCTATGGTTGCATTGGGAGTTAGTGTTACATCAGCAGTTATAAGCGTTGGGGCAACAAATTATTTGTTCCCTGGTGGAACTACAGGAGGTGTCTATTATAAGTCAGCACCATATGTCAGTTTTAGTTTACCAGATGTAGCGCCAACTAATGCAACTGCGACTGCAACGATGGGTGATTATGATACAACAGGGGGAACAGTTGCAAGTATTGCCATAGCAACTGTTGGTACATATTATGCAGAAGTTCCTACAGTTACAATATCTGCTCCAGTCATAAGTTTAGCATCTGCAACGATAGGAATTGCTGGATCTAGTATTGATCCAGGATCTATCGCATTCTCAACAACAGGAAGAGCGTACACAACTGCTCCAACTGTTGCTATTAGTACTTCAGGTACGCAACTTGCTCCGTTAGTAACTGCTGTTGGAATTGCAACAATTCATCCAATCACAGGAATTGTTACTGCGGTTTCTTTTGACCCCGCAGACGCATGGGCAACGGGCACAGGAGCGACAGTCGGTTCTGGATATACTGTGGCACCTACAATCAGTTTCAGTGGTGCTACAGGGGCAACAAGAGCAACTGCAACTGCCACAATATCTGGTTTTGGTACTATTACTGCAATATCAATTGGGAATAGTGGATATGGATATGAGTCTGGCACAACTGCTACGGTTAGCATCGGTGCTGCAGGAACAAACACTCCATTCAGAGCAATCGGAGTCGCAACTATTAGATATAATTCAATAAAAACAACGGGTACAATTGGAATTGGATCAACAACAATCACAGGAATAACAACCACGAACATTATCGTTGGAGATAGAGTCCGTTTGCAGGTTGGATATGATAAGACTTATAATTTCATACCCACAGACACATATGTTTATGGAATAGGAACCAGCGAAATTATAATGTCAGCTGCAGCAACAAATGTTGGTATTGCAACATCTGCATTTGAGTTTGGAATTGATCGCTGTGGTGTCGTGACTGGAATCACAGTGACCTATGGTGGAGGCGGTTACCTCACTCCCCCAACAATAACTATTCAGAATGATGTTTCCGTCAAAAACTATCATGAAGAAGTTGTTGGTGTACATACAGCAAAAGGCATAGCAATTTTAAATTCGAGTGGCAACGTTGAAGCAATACAAATCACAGATGCTGGTGCAAAATATGTTATAGGAACAGGAACAACAAATATAACAGTAACAATTGAAGATCCACCACTACTATCTTCTAGTGGAAACTTTGAGTTTAATGAGGTAGTAACTGGATCTACTTCTGGAGCAACAGCAAGAGTTAGAGCATGGGATTCCACTCAAAATATATTGGAATTGGGAAATGTAGCAGGAACATTTGTTCCAAATGAAACAGTTACGGGATCCACTTCTGGAGCAACTAATGTTATTAGAGTAGTTGGAAGACTTGACGGGTCTGATACTGATAGAGACCCTGTTGATAATTACTTTGCAGATAATAAATCTATTGAAAAAGAGGCAGATGCTATTTTAGATTTCTCGGAACAAAATCCTTTTGGTATTCCATAAATATAATACAGTAGGTTCCCAAAAATGTTTGAGTATTTTTATCACGAAATTTTAAGAAAAACTATTATATCATTCGGAACGTTGTTTAATGATATCGTTATTAAACACACGAATTCTGGTGATGATGTAGTAAGTACAACAAAGGTTCCTCTTGCTTACGGTCCTACTCAAAAGTTTTTGGCAAGACTTGAACAGTCTCCAGATTTAAATAAGTCCACCGCAATGACATTGCCAAGAATGTCATTCGAGATGACTGGGATTACCTACGATCCCTCAAGAAAAGTAACAACAACTCAACAATTTACTGTAAAAGATCCAGCAAACGGAACAGTTTCTCAAAAAGCATATATGCCAGTTCCGTATAATGCTCAATTTGAGTTGAGTATTATGGCAAAGTTAAATGATGATGCATTACAGATTGTTGAACAAATTTTACCATACTTCCAACCCGCATACAATATTACAGTAAATCTTACAGAAGGAGTTTCTGAAAAAAGAGATATTCCTGTTATCTTGGAAAACATTACAATGCAAGATGATTATGAGGGTGATTTTTCGCAAAGAAGAGTTTTATTATATACATTAAGATTTACCGCTAAAACTTACTTGTTTGGTCCAATATCTACATCTACTTCAGATATTATTAGAACCGTTAGAGTCAGTTATCTTGAGGGAACAAATACAGACAACTCAACTAGAGATCTATCTTATACTGTTACTCCAAG